GTTTACTTCATGACCGGTAAAGTTGTACGTTTTGTTGTAATTCTGCATATTGAGATGCCCTTCAAATCCAGCAGATAGAGGAATTTCGCAGACTCTTACAACCTTGTGCGGTTCTCCGTCAAGAATAAAATCCATGTTTCCGTATCGGCTCCAATTTGTCGCTGGGCGCGATCTCGGGCCAATCCATCGATAAGATTTCCCGTCTTCAAAGCGTTCGATCATATAATGCTCCTTGTTTTTAATTTTATACCACAAAACAAAAGAAGTCAACGAAAACCGGCGCAACTTGATAAAAGACCAATGCAAGGGTATTATATTAATAATGAAACCTGACGACATACTCCCTGCCGATACCCTTTCCCTCCTCGAAGCCCAAAAGGCAGATATCTTTTCTACGTTTCATTGCATTCAGATCGGGAAAATTGAGAAAGTAACCGCGGCGGATCAAACCGTCGAGGTTACCTTGCAAATCAAACGACCGGCTGCAGACGGGACTAGCGCGGCGATCCCCCTACTCGTTGACGTTCCCTATTTTGTTTTACAGGGCGGGGAAGCCTATATCGATATGCCGATCAAGGCAGGGGACTATTGCATCGTTCTTTTCAACGACCGGGATATTGATACCTGGTGGAGCACGGCAAACATGGCCGATCCCGCGACGAATAGAAAGCATGACCTTTCCGACGGGATGGCAATAGTGGGGATAAATCCAAAAACGTCGCCGCGCGAGATGGACGGGACTTTTGTACGCATTCTTGGAACTTCTGGACCGGGAGCGGAAAAAGAAGCGGCGCGAAAAGGTGACGCGATACAATCGCTACCGCTTGATGACGCCGCTTTTTGGTCATGGGTTACGACAATTTCAGCGGCGGTCAATTCTCTTTCTTCTGGATCGGTCCCGAATGTTCCCGCGTCTTTAACCGGGAAAATTACTGGCGGTTCTACGGAGGTTAAAATCGGATGAAAACAAGAGCCTTGGACGCGCTGGGAGACTGGCAATTCGGTCGCGGTCTCCAATCATACGTTACTGAAAAAAATGCCCTGAAACAGAATATTTCCACGCGGTTGAAGTCTTGGAAGAATGACTGTTTTTTCGCCATGCCCGAGGGCGTCGACTGGCAGAATTTTATGGATATCGGGAAAAAGAAATTCCTTGACCTCGACATTAAACGGGTCATTTTACAGACTGAGGGCGTCTTGCGGATTTCGTCCTATACGAGTACACTGGACACAGCGGAACGCCGGGTAACCATATCGGTAACGGTCTCGACTATTTTTGGACTGGTAACGGTAGAGGAGGCTGTATGATTTTCGACGAACTCGAAAAAGATACGATGGAAGTCAAGGACGAAACGGGAAAATCGGCAATGAACGTTGCCCTTTTGACGGCGTACTCGTTTTCAAAAGACGCCGTTTTGACGACCGATTACGAAAACGATTATATCGTGCGCGGATATGCCTTTGAAGTTCAGCGCCGTATATCCTTGACGACAGGGCAAACGCTTTACCTTGAATTCGACATTACGAAGGCAGTCGGAAAAATGATTTTTTCATTGCCATTCAAAGCGATATCAAATGGCGGGAACGTGTTTATTGACACGTACGGGGCCGATTCCTCGACGGAAGGAACGGTCTTAATGACGCCGAATAACCTGAACGCGCTTTCATCAAACGTCGCTCTTACTACGGTAAAAACAGGCGTAACACCAACAGGAACCGCTACAGGATTACGTGAATATAGTACCGGATCAAAAACAACGAATCAGGCTGCGGGCGGTGGATCGGCCGGGACGGGTTTCGCGAAAATATTGGACAATTCCAGGCCGCTCTATTTCAAGTTCGTGAATCAGGAAACGGATACTGTTACAATCGATTTCGGTTTCGTGTGGTATGAAATCCCGGCAACGGCATAAGGTGGAAAAATGAGCGACGTACTCGACGAAACTGGTTTAACTCTCAAGACTCTCCCGGAAATAACAGCCGATCTTGAGGCTGGCTACCGTGATGCCTACGGCGACGACGTAAATCTCGATCAGGATTCCCCCGATGGTCAGGCTATCGGCATTCAGGCACAAGAGGGAATTGATATGCGCGAGATACTTCGCGATGTCTATAATTCTTTTGATCCTGACACCGCTCAGGGCATTGCTCTTGATCGGGTTAGCACCTTGAACGGTGTTCAGCGAAAAGGCGGATCCTTTACGGTTACACCGGTAGATATTACCGTTGACCGGACGGTAATGCTGAAAGGACTCGATACCGCGTCGGAGAGTATTGATATTCCTGCTGGCGTTTACATGGTCAAGGATGACGCCGGGACACAATTCGCACTTGTCGCATCAACTACCATATCCGCAGGGCTCCACGCGCTCGCGTTTCGCGCGGTTACCTTCGGCGCGGTTCAGGTAACTATCGGAACTATTACGACGCCGGTAACCGCAATCGCGGGGGTGGTTTCCATTAACAACAGCGCCACGGTGACTACGCAGGGCGTGGATGAAGAATCTGACGCCGCCCTCCGAATCCGTCGAGAGCGTTCGGTTGCGGGACCGTCTCAGGGGTATACCGACTCCATAGAGTCCGCGGTGCTCGAGCTTGACGGGGTGACCGCGTGTATTTGTGAAGAAAACGTCACCGATACGACCGATGACATGGGAATTCCCCCGCATTCTATCTGGGTTATTGTCGAAGGCGGTTCGGACGCCGATATCGCGGAGGCAATTTACGCGACCAGGTCGGCTGGCTCTGGGATGCGTGGGGATACCGTGGTTGCGGTTACCCGGCCAAACGGTCGAACCATAGACATTAAATTTGACCGATCCGGTACGGAAGACCTGTATGCCCGGTTCAATATCGTCGTTATTGGTGGCGGTATCATCGACGAAGACAATCTCAAAGTTTTGATCGTCCAGAACGTAACCTATGAAATTGGCGAGTCAGCAAGTAACGATAAGATTACCTGTTACGTGAAGTCGATTAATCAAAAATACCAGATTACCGGGACGCAGTTATCGAAGGACGGTAGCACGTGGGCCGAAGTGGTTGACCTCGACTCAATCGCCAATCAGTTTGAACTCGCGACAAGTAGGATCACCATATCGTGAGCAAGAACGCTGAACTCATAGAATATTACAAAAACCTCCTGATTATGCAGTACCGCGACAAAACGAAGGCGCGGGCGCATATCGGGAATATTCTAACGGCCGGCATGATCTATGATATCGCGATTGCGGTCCGGGACGGGTTCGACATAGAAACGGCCGTAGGCGCACAGCAAGACGTTTTGGGCCGTATCTTAGGTGTGTCTCGGACAATTACCGGGACGACCTTTACCCGCGATTATTACGGGTATATTTTGTATGGCGACACCTCGCCGTTTGTTTTTCATCGTATGCTTGCCTACGGAGAAGAAGCCCCGGACGTGCAATTCAGGAACTACAAAGAAGGGACGCAATCACTCTATGACCTGACCGATGAAGAATACCGGATTATCTTGAAGCTCGCGGTTGTCCGGAATAATTCCAACGCGTCGGTAAAAAGCATTGACGAAATTCTCAACGTACTTTTCGGCGCGGAGTGTTATTTCATCGACCGTATGAATATGACGGTTGTTTCCTATATGGTCGGTGAGAAATGGTCACGGCTTTTCAATATTGCGAAATCGGAAAACCTTTTACCGAATCCAGCAGGAGTGGGAACCAGTCTGGTTGTCGTCCCGGATATCAACAACATTTTTGCATACTCGCTCTATGGCGGGGAAAAACCGACTTTCGCGGTCGGATATATTGAATATGGAGCTCTCGAAATTATCGGGTGTTTCTCGTCTTATTCGTAATAAGGAGATTATATGGCATTACTGGCTAGAATTCATCAGAAGATTTTTGGATCGACCGGAGGGACGGGAGAATTCGGCGCGTTCGGTTCGGATTCCTTGGGCGCCGCGCAGACGACCAAAAACCTCGAGACAATCCAATCGCTCGCGCCCTATCTGCAGGGACTTTTTGCGGCGACGAACAACGCGAACGAGCCCCCGCGTATCCAGGATATAAATGGGCTCTATCTCCTTTTCACTTCGCAGTTGGCGTATTATTTCCAGAACGGGATCCCGGAATGGCATGCAAGTACGGAATATTACGCGGTCGTTTCCTACTGCCAGAAAGGCGGTGTTATTTACCGATCGGTAACGAACGCGAACGTCAACCATGACCCCGCGACTGATGACGGGACCAACTGGGAGGCCGGGGAAGCATCGCTCAGACAACTGAAATGGGATCTTGATACCCTCGGCTTTACCGGGTACGCGCTCTATACGGATATGTACCTGACGAGCAAAAAGGAAAAAGCTCGATCAAAAAGTGTCGGGGAAATGATCTATACCGATTGCGAACTCACCCCCACGGCCTTCGCCGCGGCAAAGTCGACCTTGCATCCGGAATACCCGGAATATTGCCCGCTTATCCCCAGACACGACGCAAACCACGATATAACCACGACTGAAGTACCTCAGTGGGTTATCGATGAGCTCAACGCGACCAAGTTTAAATTCGGATCGACGACGGACTTTTCTTTGACGCTTGCCAGCGGGGTAATAACCGTACCAGCCGGTGATGACGGCACGAAACTTTTGCAGGGAATCAATCAAATGACCCTTGTAAATCGATGGTACGGATCGAACGAACTAGCAACCTTTGAAGCGTTGGGAGGACTTTTTACCGGCGCGCGGGCGTATTGTTGCACGATAGGTGGTGTAAATTACGAAATTTCCGCAATAAACGTAATAAGCCGAACAATATCGCTTGCAACAACTCCCGCGAATGGTTCGTATACGGTTACTTTTCATCCTCATCGTATCGCCGGATACACGGATCGAGCACGCTTGCGGAAACTTTCGGGCGAAGCGCCGGTTGTGGCGGGGGATTTTGACGGGTTGTACGCGATCGGCGGTACGGCGTTGGATGGTTTTCAAATTCACTGGCACGAAACATATATACCAACAAATGGTTCAAGCGTAATGCTTAACGGAACATTAACGGCGTCAAATACTCTTATTGGAGCAAAAACAGCGCTCGACCAGGCAAGAAACCCGTCAACCCCAACAGGTGAAGGCGCCCCTCGCACAGGTAAAACAACCAAAACCCGCGCCCATGCAGTCGCGGCATATACGCACTTGCGGTCATTACTTGCGACGACGTGGACCTCGGCATAAAAAAGGAGAAAATGATGGACATTTATTTTGCGATTTACAACGTGACGGATAAAATCGTCGAAGAAAAAAAGACGGTTTCCGATACGACCCTTGCGCTCGAATATGAATTCGATCATCCCGAAAAGGACGAATTGCTACACGTTTTTTTTGACCGCCTCTACCGGATGGAAGTATCCGGGCGGGGCACGGGAAAATGGGCGTATTATAAAGAAACGTCGCCGTTCGACTGGAAAAACCTTTCTGCTGACGGGAAACAGGTGCTTTCCTTAGAAGGGAAGAAAGCGGAAAAAGCGGCCGCTTCTGTGTAAAAAAAAGCGATTTTTCTTGCTTTTTTTTTATTTTTGTACTATAATTAAATCGACGGGGAAAACCCGTAAAGGACGGTCTTTATGAAAAGACAGAAGATTTTTAGATTCTTGCTCGTTTTGACTATGTTCGCAGTCGTAACCGGGGCAACGGCGTTTTTCGCCTCGTGTTCTCAAGCATCGGGCGGTGGTGATGATACCCCAGCAACTTCGGAAAGTTATGCGATTCAGACGCGCGACGGTATTCGGTACGTCAAGAATTCCGACTGGGACGCTTGCACGTTGGCGTATCTTTCTGCAAAAGCGGCAAGTGGAAACCGAATGATGGCGCGATCTGCTGCCCCTCGGGCGGCGGCCGACATTTCAGGTGAAGATCTCGAGAATATCGTCGATACTCTTAACGAGAATTCGACCGATAACCAGTATTTTTTATCAGAAGAGGATATTCCCGTCGAGGAAGGACCACTTTGCACGGTGTACTTTATTAACGAGTATGATCCGTATGATGCTGCAGGATCTGATGATGACTGGCTTGAACTTGACCGATGCGAAAATATTGAGCGATCTTGGGTAAAGGGAGAACGCTACTTATGGGAGATGCAAGCCCGTAACTTGGGCGCGGTTCTCTTTATCGATAAAGTACCTCCGAAACCGATACCAGACGAAGATCTTAGAAGCGATGACGAAAAATACGTACTGTATATTATTTATGAAGACACTGGCGAGATTTATTTTGAAAAACATTACAGTGAATGCTCAATGGAAGAAATAACGGCTGAAAACTGTACGACCGTAAAAAACCATTTTGAGAAATTCAAAAATTTGTTTGGGAGCATCTACGATCGCCGGGGCGGTTTTTATATGATAACTGGCCAGTATTATACCCCTCCTTCCGCACAGTAAAACCCTACAAAAGGCAAGCCCAGCTTGCCTTTTTTTATATTTAGGCCTATAATTAAAACACACTGAATAAATTAAGTATTTTAGGAGTAATTATGGGAAGACCTGCAGGCACTACGGGGCCATACAAGCCGGACGAGGAAAAGATGAATATCCCGGTACGGTTTGGCGTGACACGAAATGAACGGGATTTGATAGGAAAACGCTCATTCGAGTTGGGCCTTTCAATCTCGGAATATTTTCGGACGCTTTTCGTCGCGGATATAAAGAAAAATGCCTGAAAATACGGCCGTCCTTATCGAGCGTATCCGGCAAGAAATCGGGTGCGGTCGCGTCCCTACGGCGGACGCGTTGCGTCTTTGCGAGCGGACAGAAGGGCTTCTTGATGTATCGCTTCGCATGGAAACGGCATTACATGGGGCATTAAAAATAATCGAAAAAAAAGAGTTGACTTCTTTTTAATTTCGGGTATAATAAGAATTACTTTATTTCTTCATGTTTCTTTTCTGCCCCTGAGTGCGCCGTTGGCGAGGGAGGGGGCCACAACGGGGCTGGGGCGGCTGAACGGTGCACCAAGTAAGCAGGGCCATAAAAAGAATTATTTGGAGACAAGTATTTCTAAAAACGAAGGTTCGAGTCCTTCCGGTTCCAGACGCCCGTAAGGGCGTAGCGACGTAGGGTAGAGAAATGGTATCTCGCCGCCCTCATAAGGCGGAGTTTCCGGGTTCGAGTCCCGGCCCTGCTAACTGGTTGAATCCAAACCAACGGACGC